AGTCACCTTATGAATTGGATACTACTAGTTTGGGTCATCACTGGAGATGTCCACCACATCGAACAAATAAACTTCGACACCTTAGAACAATGCCAATTTGCTGAAAAATGGACAATGGAAGAAGGTAAAAAGCGTTGGATTGACAAATATGCCCCCAAAGCGAAATGTTTCCGGGTATCACTGTAACTAAAACAGGAAAATATTATGAAATACTTTATTGCTACCGGTTTAACGCTGCTCGGCGTTTGGCTATTTATTATGGCCGGTATTGTTACCGCCGCTTACAACTGTATGTTTGGTACTCTTTGTGTATGAGTGGGTAATACTTATTGTCCTGGCATTCTTCCAGACCGTAGCATTCGCTATGGTGAGCCGGGCTCGTAATCGAGACAACATGTGGTATCACGCTATAGCATCCGTTGCCAGTAATGGCATCTGGTTTGCATGCATGGGGATACTCGTTGTGTCTGATTTCGACTGGATTCTATTCATACCCTACCTGATCGGTACGGTCAGCGGCAGTCTATTTGGAGCGAAAACATCCATGAAGATTGAAGCAGCAATCGGAGCAAAGACATGAGAACTATGGAGAGTACTAAATGACAGAATTTATGAAATACACCCCGGAACAGCATGACGTGCTGGACTGGATGGCGGATAACGATGGAATACTCCTCGTTCACGCCGGGCCTGGTACAGGCAAGTCATTTATGTCTCGAGAGATAGCAGAGCTCCTGCAGCCTACAAGGTGTCTCTACACGGCGTTTAACAAAGCCATAGTCGAGGAAGGAGTTGCCCGCTTTCGTGGATTAAATGTTGAATGTAAGACTCTGCACAGCCTTGCATACCGTTTTGTGCAGCCAAAGAGCGAAATCAGTGATATTAGCTACAAATGCATCACCGAAAATATCAAATATCAGGAGAAAGCTCGGATTATTGATGCTATCGACAAATTCTACGTGTCAGCGTCAGTTGACATGTTTTTGTACATGGATGAATTCTTCGATGATAAACGTGATGCTAAGCTCAAAAAGCTGGCGATCGTATACATCGAGAAGATGATTGCTAAAGAAATCAATCCAACATTCAACTTCATGCTGAAGTATTTCCACCTATGTCTGGTCGATGGTAGTGCTACCTGCGAATATGACTTGGTGATCCTCGATGAGATCAACGACACTACGGCAGTAGCTCTCGAGATCTTCAAGCTGATCAAGGCGCCTAAGAAGCTGGGACTGGGTGAGACCAACCAGGCCATATATGACTTCTTAAATCTAGTGGATGGTTTCGAACTTCTGGAAGATGAGGCCGTCGTATTGCCACTTACACAATCATTCCGCTGCAGTGAGTCGATCGCTATGAGGATTGAATGGTTCATGAAAAAAGACGTCAATCTTGATTATTCATTCATTGGTACAGATGAACCCGTACGTAACGGCAAAAGTCTGTACTGTACAGCAACTAATGGATCGATCGTTAAAGAGATCAATGACCGACTAGAAGGAGGGCAGGGATTTCATCTACTGAGGAAAATCTCAGAGATCTTTGCCTACCCGCTAGCGATCGTATCATCCGGGAACGGCAAACAGGTTTATCAGTGGAAATACAAATACCTGGAAGACGAATATAAGGAATACGAGAAAAAGAGTACCAGGGGTTATACCTGGTACCAACATCTACTGGATACGGTGGATGACCAGGAGACCAAGACTGCAGTGAATCTGCTGCTATCACTCAAACGAAAAGGTATAAACCTGTTCGCACTCTACAAGGATGCAAAGAATGCGGACGTAGATCTCGATTACACCATTGCGACTGTGTATACGTCCAAGGGTCTCGAGTTCGAGAACGTTGAAATTGCTGACGATCTCAATGTAAGAATTCAGAAAATACGTGAGGCAGGAGGAATCCAATCTCATGAAGACTTAGTGGCATTTCGATGCTATTACGTCGCTGTTTCGCGCTGTGGCGTCAATCTTAGTAACGCAACAGCGTTGTAACCGAAGCTCTCACGGTTATGAAGTGAAGTTGAGAGTATAACGAATGGAGCATAGCTATGTCCCTTACCAATATCCTGAACGAAAAGGATGCAGATGCCTCTGAGCAGCTGGAACGTGTCCAAGCAATTGTGGGTTCTGCCCGCAGAGCTTACGGAAACGAAGACGCTGTTATTGAAGCACCTCGGGTGAATACCCCTGATGGTACTATGAGTTTCAACCACTTGAGTGCAGAATCTCAGGTTGCAACTTTGCGTGGCCAGATCGGTGGTATTAAAGCGGCTGCCATAGAGTTCGTAGAGCAAACTCCCGGTGCAAACCTGGATAAGCAAGTCGAAGAACTTTTGGCAACAAGTCCGTATTTCACCAGTGTCGGCAACGGCACAAAATTCGCTTACTTGTAAGCGAGCGTCGCAGTAATTGGAAGCGGCTTGTAATGAGCCGCTTTTTTTGTATTCACATATGTTGCTTTGTCTCATATAAAGCGCATAAACCCCCTTAAAGCAACATATATGAGTCATCATGCCTGTCACATTTGATCCACCAGATCCTCGTAAGTCTCCTGAACCGCGTAAAACTGCAACTGAAGTATATGCAGAACGGCAGATACGGAAAACTGAAAATTATACCTGGCCACCTGGTCCTAATGAAGGTGATCATAGTAGTACTGAAGCAGAATACGACTGGCTGGAGAAAAAAGAAAAATACATGCAAACCATGTCTGAGAAAGATTTTAGAGCAAAATACGAAGGCACTTTTCCTGTAAGTACATCAAACCCCTATGGCTCTGGGTGGAGAAGCGAAGAATTCTCTGAATGGCACAAAAACTACGTTAAAGGAGAAAATAATATGGCAAACAAATTTCTACCCTTTGTTGTGGAGAATTCAACTCCTCTGCATATGTTCAAGACGTTATTGTCTCGAAGCAAGGGTATGAACCAGGTTCTTATTGCGTCGGTATTCCACCTGATTTTGAAGGTGGATATAAAAACGCTGAGAGCCGAGGTGAAAGAGCTGCCGGAAATGGCTCTCGAGAAAATTTACGAAGAACTATTGATTAAACGTCCAACTTATCGAGTAATCGATGAAGTGCTGGCCGATTACCAAACCATACATAAGTTCTTTCCAGCCGTTGATTACTGGGCTGCCGAATTAAAAAAGTATGACGCAAATGACGCCATGCTGTTTTTTTGTTCGATGGCATATGCCGAGAAGGAAATCCTTGATTACACTGAATACCCTTACGATTTGATAAAGAGTAAGTCTGCAAACGATGAAATATTGGGCCATCTTTCACGTTGGACCGAATTTAGCGATAAAGGAGAAGAGACAGTATTTAAAAATGCTGCCGAACTTCGTTGTTATGCTCTGTATTGCGGTCTATTTAGAAATCTAATGGAGCCAGACTCTGAATTGACGCCGATTAAAGCGGTAATTGAACCGGTGAAGAAATGAGTTATCATAGTAGTTACTCAACAATATTGACTCTGGTTGAAAACAACATACCAGTCTTATTGATGGGCGGAGCTGGGTCTGGAAAGACCACACTTGGTGAACAAATTGCTGAGACAATGAAGCTGAACTTTCATACTATATCTATGACTCGGCAAACAACATTGTCGCATCTTCTTGGATTCAAAGCGGTTAACGGTAAGTATATAACTTCGACACTGCGTAACTGTTTTGACGCAGATGGTGATGGCGGAGTCATGCTGATCGATGAAATTGATGCAGGTGATCCGAACGTCCTTTTATGCCTGAATACCATTGAAAATGGCTATATATCATTCCCTGATGGTCTGGTAAAATGTCATCCTAACTTCAGACTAATAGCAACTGCAAATCCAACAGATAAACACAGTATTTATACCGGTAGGACCAAACTCGACGCTGCAACATTAGATAGATATGACATTATCGATGTTGAACGCGACGACTTGCTTGAAAAAACCTTAGTAGACACCGATACCCATAATCGCATGCAATTGCTGCGTCAAATCATGGGTCGAAATAATGCGTCTAAAATCATTTCGATGAGAGACGCTATTCGGTATCAAAAACGCAAAGATCTGAAGTTACTTAGTGATGATTTTGTGTATCGACTCACAGATAAGGCTGACCTTGTATTGGAACAATATATGAAGGAAGTAGAGTCAATGCCTAAGCATCAAGATCAAGCGGATTGTGAAACATTCGAAGAACTAGAAGCTCTATTAACCGTACGTGCTGGAGGCAACCCTAAAAAAGCGCATGCAGCCCCTGACGAATCAGAAAAAGCTACTGATTCTTGGAATACACCACCCGAACCACCTGAAACTGGAACATAAAATGAGTATACTTGAACAATTTAACACTGAACTACCCTTCCCGGACGTATTTCCTCCGAATTTTAAAAACTTATGGTCGAATCAAGACTATTTCGCGTTTCGTAACCTGCCTCACTTCTGTCATGTTGTTAGCAAACTGACCCAGAAGGAAGACGACAAGTGTAATATGGGTTATGCAGAAGCTCTGCGTAAACTTCTTACCGGCGAAAGCGATTTCGAACCTGCAGAGCAGGAGTCTATTCGTAACCTGGTACGCCAGAACCTGCATAAGCGTGGACTCATCACCGAAGAGGTGTATGAAGCCTATCAGTATACGGTAGATGGCACCAACGTTGGAGTCGACATTGGCAAATATGCTGCCGGTGAAGCCGACTGTGTTATCAGCCCGGCCAGGCAGTACATCGATTTCTTCTACGAGTTGTACATTAGCATCAGCTATCCGTATTACACAACGAATGAAACAATTCGTATGAACTGTGCCAAGTTATTGGCAACTGTCGAGGAGCTCGAGCGTCAGCACATCTTCATCAAGGTGAGTATGGTTCTGCCGATCAATAATCCGAGCAAAGATGGCCGTAACTTCTTCGCCGACATACCCTTGTTTTCACACAAGGATCCTAAATCAGTGAACACCATGTCAGCTGTTATCAACGATCGACTGTTACGTAAATTCTTCTTCGCTATCCTGGAAAATCATTATGGCGATATGTTGCGCAACAGTTATGGAACCGCGGTGACCATGAAGGGCTGCTTGAACGTTGGTAACGAGTTTAATGAGGTCGAATTCTTTGAATCTATCGCTGAATCTGTAGGAGCATAAATGAGTACTAAACAGCTCCTGGACACGTATGTCCGAGATCGTACGACCAATCTGGGACCATTCCCGGATATCGTCCAGAAGGGTATTAACACAATATCCGGGGACGTACCTTATAAACTGAAGCTCGCTATTACACTCTCCGAATTGATAACTTTTAGTGCCCATATGAGGAAGCCGATAGCGTTGTACGATGGGACACTCGTACCAACCAATGCAATAGTCTTCGCTCTCAGTGCGTCAGGTACGTCCAAGGATAAGTCTTTGAATACGATTCGCAAATCGTTGTCGATCGGTTACGAGCAACTCGAAGAACAACGTAAAGAGTTTGCCCGTGTGAAAGCCGAACGTATGGCTCTGCTTGACGGTGAAGACAAGGAGAATTGGCAGAAGTATTACCAGCCACCGAAGCCGCTTCAGGCCGGGCTTGGTACTGTCGAAGGTTTGATGCATCATTTCTCTGAAATTGCTGAGAATCCTATGGGCTCCGGCTCTATCATGACATCTGAGATCGGAACTGAGCTCCAGACCAATGGCGCCATGTCCGATATCATCAAGATTATCTCAGTAGCTTACGACCTGGGGAACATTCCCCCGAAGATCGTGAAGTCATACGAACACCAAACCAAAGCCGTAAAGAATCTGCCTGTAAGTGCTCTGTTCTTTGGGGCCCAGGAAGCGGTTCTATACAACAACGATATCAAAAGTAAGTTCAAACTTATCTTCAACACCCAGCTAGCACGTCGGAGTATATTCACATTCACTCCAGAACAGCCACAGCGGGTCGAAATCACTTCTATCAACGAATTGTATGCTATTCGTGAAGAAGAGCGTAAGCGTGTCCTGAAGGCTCAGGAGGCCCTGAATAAACAAACATCTCACCTGGTAGAGAACACGACTGCCAAACCTCTTAAAGTTACGGATGACGCCAATAAGCTTTTCGACGTATACATGGAGCTCAACGCTATCTTGTCAGAGGAGATGTCCAACAAATATCCGATCTCAAAACTGAGTCGGAAACATAAACAGTGGTTGGCCCTTAAACTGGCCGGCTCATATGCCATATTAGATGGCCAGGAGAAAATCAATGAACAATGTTATGCGTTTGCGATCAATACTATCGAAATGCTGGCCCCGCAAATGGCTGATTTCGAGAAGGAACTTATCAAAGAGCCTTACGAATTGTTATCAGACTTGTGCCGGCACAGTTCCCAAGAAGGTGAGTACTTTTTCTCACTCCACGAATTACGAAAGATGGCTTACATCTCTGGGACTGGTTCCAGTAAAAGCAAAGTCGAGGAGCTTTGCATCCTTGCAAACAGCTACGATGAAGACGGTAGCTACATTGTGGAAGAAAACGGAATCCGGTACAAGGAGCTTGTTAAAACGGACGTAGTCGGTGTCTCGTATCTGATATTCGATACCGATAAGACCGGTGAGGATCTAAAAGATTATATGGCTCGTAACTGTAGCTCAGGTTATGAGTTCTACGAGACTGATTTCGCTGAGATCGAACTCTTGCTGAAAGAGAACGCTGCATATAGCTCGTTCGCCTTTCAGGAAGGTAAACGATCCAAGGATAATCTCATCGGAGGTACGAAATTTGTCGTACTTGATATCGATAAGTCGCAGATAACTGACGACGAAACTCACACACTCCTGGAGGAGTACAACCACTATATTGTACGTACAAGTGACCCGGAGAATGAATTCAAATTCCGTACGATCTTGGAGCTCGATTCCGTAATCGATATCGATGAACGGATGTGGAAAGCCTTCATCCAGGAAATCGCAAATGAGCTCGGATTGATCATTGATGTTTTACCACAAAGTCAAATCTTCCTGGCATTCAAAGGCCGTACAATCCTACGCCAGCTCAATGGTAGGACGTTGCAGACTAAATATCTACTGGAGCGGGCTGCTGTCTCTACCAGGGACAAGCCGAAGCCTGCATCAGCGCTGCCGAGTGCCGAGAAGTCTACTAAGCTAGGTGATCCGAGTGATACATTCGGTTACGCCTATGCTGCTGAGCCTGGCCAACGATCAGTTTGTATGTATCGTGCCTTGGCTCATGCGATCGACCTTGGTGCTGACGGTAGATACCTGAAGCAACTGGCATCAGAGATCAATGGCGCCTGGATGGACCCCTTGGCGGATGACCGCCTTCAACGCACACTACTTAAACCGGCACTCCGCCGTATCGGAGAATAACACTTTAATCAATGGCCTGAGGCCAGGAAACCACTATGTCTTTATTTTTACGAAAAGCGTGTCAAGCGCATCTTGACGGGGTTGGCTTAGATAATTACCACATCCAGGTGAGTGATTCCACTAAATGCCTGCAGATTGTAGGCGAATGTGGCGACACACTTGTGTCTATCGCCGGTATTCGATTGAGCCGTATGGCTCCTGCGGCTAACGAGATTGAATTGGCAATTGAGTTGTTCGACGACTTCTTAGCCAAACACACCGGCACGTTCAAAGAGTTTATCGCAGCGAAAATCCGTGCTGATAAATCTGCTATTCCGCCGGCACCTGAAGGTTTGCTTGACGCTAAAATGATTAAGATGCCTTATCAGGACTTTCATCAACTAACGTTTAGTTTAGCCAGCTGTGAAAAGGAACATAGAATAACTGTTCGTAGTGACGGGTATTTTAATATCCCAGCGTTCAATATGAACATGATAGAGAATCCTGGCGTCAGTATTCAGCAGGGTTTGTCAACTGCGGAAAAAAGGATTGTCACTAGCTGGGTCAAAGCTTGTAAAGAGTTTAACGACGCCGTAAAGGAAAAGGTTGCGTTGTTAGCAAAACTCTCATCCTGCGAGATTTAATCTGGCGATGTGGAAGTATAGAGGCAAGTGGATTAACTCCCACGACGATCTCAATCCTGAATGCACAGACTTCGTCTACGTTATTACGTATGACGATGGTCGGTACTACATCGGCAAGAAGGCTGTCCGGGCGATCCGGAAGAAGCCACCGCTGAAAGGATACAAGCGTAGCCGTCGTATCATGACGAATCTGCCGTTTATTAATTACCAAGGCAGCCATGAGAAAGTGAAGGAGCTTACTCCGGTAGCCAAAACCATAATTCACCAATGCAGCAAACGAAAAGCTGCTACGTACCTGGAGATGGAAATTCTGGTTAGACAGCGTGCCATATTCCGGGATAGCTACATCAATGAAAACATCGGTGGAAAATTCTTCAGAAATTCACTAGATGGGCTAATTAAATGAATAAAATTATCACAGTTACCAGGGATGTATTCAGTACACCCTGGACTATCAATCAAAAGCTGTCTGAACTCTGGCAGATGCCGAAGATGGCATTTGACATCGAGACCAGCGGCTTGTATTCCAAGGAGCAGCGTAAGGAAGCTATCAGGCTGACCGAAGCGAACCTGGAAATAGAACTGCACAAACTGGTTAGTGTCGTAGCTAACAATAACGGATTGAGTTTTCCTTCACTCACCCGGACTACGCACTTCATCTTTGGCTTATCGAAATCTCATTCAATTATCCTCGTACCACAGGGTCGGCACATGGAGCTGTTGATATGGAATTGGCTGCGTAATTACCGTGGCAAATTGCTTATCCACTTTTCTTCGTTCGACCTGAAGGTAATGTATCACCGGGTAGGGGATCTACCGCATGATTTCGAGGATACTGCGCTGATGGTGAAGACCTTGATAAATAATTCAGATGTCTGGAAGGCCAAAAGTGGACTGAAAGATGTCATGGGTGATTACTATCCACCTGCCTGGGCTCTGTTCGATGAATATGAACCTGAGGACCCATTAGATCCAAAATTCTTGGATTATGCAGCCATTGATGGTGCTGCAACCTTTTACTTACACGAAATTCTCCTGGAGAAATCATGAGACCAATCGAGCTGTTGCCTATGCCAGCTCCCCGATATTACGATCCGTCCGCTAAGGATCCTCTGTTCTTCTACAATAACTTTGTGAAGCCGATGATCCCGGACATGATCCAGATGATGGATGTGGGCTTACATATAGATTCGGATGCCGTTGAAGATCTTCGTACGACTATAGACGACGTACTGAAAACAGTAACCGATCGACTGGAGAAGAATCCGTTAATTAAGGAATACCAGAACAGCCGGCTACCAGAAGCACAAAAAGCTCATGCTGAAAAAGCTACCGCGGCTCTACGCGATATAGAATATTACAAACGACCATACAAACCTGGTGATATAACTCACAGAACCTGGGTGATAAATACTTATTTAATTCACCTGGGCAGAGATGACGATACTCGTCCGAAGTGGACGTTGAAAGACTTAAAGCAATACAACATATTTCTGAAAGATGCATTTGTTAAAGCCGTCATAGATAAGAGACCTTTGAAAAATAATGGAGCTGTCGTATGTGGCATGGCGAATCTGGCCCAGTACAAACTGGAACTGTGGAATAGACCTCGTTATGAAAAAGCTGAAGAGCCAGTAACTCTGGACGAATTTAACCCTGGTAGCTCGAAACAGAAACAGGAGTTCTTCGCGCTGAACAAGATTCCGCCGAAGGCATTCAGTAAAGACACCGGGGAAGCGTCCTGGGGTCGAGACCAACTTGAAGAATTGCTGGCCGAAAATCCAGACCCACTTGACGATTTGTTTGATGTGCTAGAAGCATTCATCGATCATTCGTACAGTGCAATTATCAAGAATAATTTCCTGAAAGCGTTCGATTCGTTTACGATCGACGGCGTCCTACATGGTAATTTCAAGCTATTTGGCGCCAAAACGTTTCGACCGACGTCGAACAATCCTAATCTGCTCAATGCGCCGAGCAGCGGATCTATCTACGCAAAACCTCTGAAGCGTTGCTTAGTTGCGCCGCCAGGCATGGTGATATACACCGCGGACCTGAAAGCACTCGAAGATCGAGTTATGGCCAACCTATCGGGTGACGCCAATAAACAAAGTGTATTCCTGGATGGACTTGATGGACATTCGTTAAACGCCTGTAGTTATTACGCTGCCAAGATTGAGAAAATGACAACGATGGGCAAAAACACTAATAACGTAGATTATGTTCGTGAGTTTTACCGTCGAGTAGACGAAGACAAGAATGAAGTTCTCAGCAAGATTCGATTTGACTCGAAGGCCCCGACCTTTAAACTGGCATACGGAGGATATCCGGATGCTGACAAAGGCGGGGTCATCACTCAAGAGATATTTGATAATTACCACAATGTCCTGTATCCCGGAATTACTAAGTACCGGGAGAAGTACGTACTACCTTCAACCAGGACTAAAGGATTTATCCATTTGGGCCTCGGATGTCGTATGTACTGCGCAGATGCCGGTAGTTCGATCAGAACATTGAACAATGCCACTGCACAATTCTGGAGCATCCTGACACTGATTGCAGTCAACGAACTCAATCATCAGATCCGAGAAGATCGCATGGAAGACGTAGTACAAGTCATCTCGACAATTTACGATAGTATTTACACACAGGTTGTCCGGGATCCGGAAATCATTAAATGGGTTAATGACACGATCATTCCCATCATGTGTGTGCAATACCTCGAAGATGAAGTGATCCACAATGAAGCTATTGGGGACATCGGCCTGAACTGGGCTGACCTTCATCAAGTTAAAAACAACGCTTCCGTAACTGATATTGCGGAAATACTTAAGGACCTTTAATGAATATATTTCAAACAATTATTGCTGAAAGTTATAGCAATGGTGACTTCTACGGTGTTACAACTGAGAAGCAGGCCGCCAAGGTTGGCGATAGCCTATTCACCTTTTTGATACGTGAGTTTTCGATCGACGAAGGATGCATAGATCTTGAAACTGCGCTATCCCGCATCGATACAATCACTAATGATATGCTTGTGATTCAAAATAAGCTGGAGGATCTTTAATGCCAGGCGATAAACAAAGTAAAATCGAATCTCGTATCGAAGTCGCTGCGAACTACCTAAGCGGATTCTTAATCGCCTGGTTAACCTGGACATTGCTCCTTATGGGGCCGTTCACTTGGGGTTGGATCGTTAAGGAGAATGGCTTTGCTATTACTATGGTATTTACCATGGTATCGATACTTCGTAGCTACTTCTGGAGGAGATTCTTCGCCAGGGGTTTACATAAAGTAGTAAGCCAATTTACTCTGGAGAAACTGGGATGGTAGGAATAACCAAAGAACAAGCAATACGTGAAGCTTTCAGAGCATTTTATAAGACTCTGGGTTGCGGTTGCTGCTCAGATTACGAAGCAAAGAAAGTAGCTGAAAAGACACTTGCTTTGCTATTAGGCTTCAAACCATTTGATGATGGTTCGGGGTACAACTTTTATAACGAGGACACAGAATGACCAAAAAATACCTGCCAGCAACTGAGCTGGATTACGTCTCCACTCCTATCCCGGAGGAAGGCTTATTTAAAATCAGCCCAAGCGCATTTGCGAAGTTCATAGATAAGCCTCATATATGGTACCGCGAAGAGGTTCTTCAAGAGGATCTATTCGAATACAACACTGCCAGCGTCCTGGGCACCATCGTACATTATTGTGCTGAAAAGGTAGCCAAGGAGGCGGAAGTTGATGTCGATGAAATCGAACGGTATATATCCAAGTGGCCTATTAAAGAGGATTATGATCCTGCTGTTGTACGTTCGTGTTATAGAGCTATGGCAGAGCGGCTGGTTAACGATTACGTACAAGACCGTCCCAAATTTCTGGAAGTTGAAACTCAACATTGTGTAGAAGTAAAAGACGGATTCTTTGCTGCCGGCACTATTGACGTCCTGGAAGGTACAAAAGAAGACTGTATGCTATCTGATTATAAGAGCTACAGTTCGAAGACGAAGCCAAGAACGATCCCACAGCATTATAAGTACCAGCTGTTGGTATACGCCTGGATTCTTACTCAGCTCGGTTATAATATTAATCGAATTCGCTTGGTGTATATCAACCGTCACATTGAGGGTGAGATCAGCGAAAAGACTGGTAAGCAGATGAAGTCCTATCCGCCGGAAGTAACAATTCTGACTGAAACGATCGAAAGTTCAGATTTGGACTTCATCGAAGGTCTTCTGAAGCTGTGTGTTGATTCCTGTTTAGCAGGTCACAACTACCCGGAACTCCTTCATGTCATTTGGCATGATCCGAGAATATTGGTTAAAGATTAATATTAGGAGCAAGCAGATGATTGAAGAATGGAATGCTATGCCCATTTGGCCCGACCAGATATTTTACGTTTATTGCTTAATTATTGGTTTATTAACTATATATGTTACTATCAAAGAATAATGTGTTATAATTCAACGACATGACTACCCCTTACACCCCCCGAGTTTGTGAAGGCCGAATGGTTCCTCATGCGCACAAGGATGATGCGCGTGAGTACCAATATCTTGACAAAGACGGCCAAACTGATACCAAAGCAAATCTCTGCTCCCGTTGTGTATGTTTCGATCGTGATCGAGGATACACACTACAAAAATCTAACAAAATGAACCCCCAAATAAGGCCAACTTGTAGCCCATCAGTAGGAGCATAACGTATGTACGGAATTGCAATGGTGGGCTTCATGTCTGCACTCGGAGCTTTCATACTCCTTTGGAAAATTAACCTGGATTGGTTCTGCCGGTATCACTGGCAAACGGATCTGGTATTCGCAGTACTCGTCGTCTGGTTGTTCTCTGGATCATTCTTTGGCGTAGCAACTGCAGCAGTAGCTGGAGTAATCTTCAGCGGATTTTTATTTATAGCTAAATTAATTACAGATATTTGAGGTATCATATGAGTAATGTAAAGATGCTGTTATCCGGCATAACCAATAGCGGCAAAACAAGTTTGCTGCAATCCCTGACCGATACTTTGATCGTCGCAAGAGATGGTAAGAAGTATCCGTTCCCTCAGGCACACGTTAATGTACCTGACTTTAACGAAATAGATCAATTGATTGATCTTGTCGTAGAGAAGGTTGAAGCCTACGAGAAAAAGCACGGAGTGATGCCGAAGACAATAGCGGTAGATTCTATCTCTAAGATCTTGCTCGACATTGAAGGATATGTCCTGGAACAGGTGAAATCCTTTCCGTATGGCAAGGTGAACACACAGATCAAACGTTTCGTCGATTTTATCGAACGTGACATGACACCAGCGTTCAACATCGTACTGGTATCTCATGCTTTATACAATGAAGATACTGCCGGTTACAACCTCGTAAATGCCGGAGGAAGTTATGGCAAGAAAGGCGGTATGCTGTCCGAGGTCGACGAAGCAATCTTTCTTGAAGTAAAAGGGAAAAAGCGAATTATTCATTATCGCAATTCCCGTATGGCCGCACGTACTACCATGGCAGAATTGCCGGATAGCGTGCCGTTAGAAGAATTCGATTTACAGAAGCATCTCGTTCTGTTGCAAGGTAAGCAAAGCAAAGCAGACGAGTGGAGTTTATAAACACAACGGTTCTGCCATTCCACCTTCGGCATGAGTGTTTTTAGCCAGAGTAACTATAACGTTAAGAGAAATTCCACTCTTTATACTTAGAGCTTATATGGTTAGTCCGAATAGTGGTAACGAGAGAACCTCTTGTTCGAACCCGTCGCCGAATGAGTCAGCTACTCAGAAGGTGGACGGTCCTCAGCCCTTCCAAGTGTGGGGTTGGGGAAATTACACGAGTACGTCGAGCAATAAGGAGCAACCGCAGTAGGGGGTTCCCCAAAGCTCGGCAACTCATCATGATGTTTGTAACGGCGAACAAGCCGTTGCATTTTCAAAGGGGTGACACCCTACACTTACCTGAGGTAACTTAATATGTCATTTGCAAAAGCAAGTAAAAAGTCGGAAGACGTCAAACAAGGAGGCAGTAATTTCATTACGGCTTCTGGCGTTTATCCGAGCACGATTCTGGCGCCTGTTGTCAGTGTTTCAAAAGGTGGTTCACAATCTGTGGATCTCTTCGTTGAGCACCTGGGACAGAAGCAAATCGTGTATGGTAATCTTCGTATTACCAACAACGATGGTTCGCCGAATAAAATCGGTGCCAAAATCTTTAACCAGCTGCTGATTATTGCTGGTGTCGACGCTGTAGCAGATCCGGTTACTGCTGAGCTCCCAATTGGCAAGAAGGAAGCCATGAAGGAATGCGACATCCTGGAAGATCTGTGCGACCTGGAAGTGCTAATGCGCATCCAAATGGAGTACAGTGTTTACAATTCCAACATCCAGGAAAAGAAAATCATCAAAGCTTTCTTCCGCGCGTCTGATTCAGCAACTGCTGAAGAAATCGTCAATGAAGAGACTCCTGGTGCCGGATTTGAGCGTGAGCAGAAGTATGTGAACAACATCACGTTTAAAGATGGTCTGGACGAAGCTGCTATTACCGCCTGGATCGCTCAAAAGCGTCCTGAAGGTACTGGTGGTGGTTCAGCTACTGCATCGGCAGCACCGTCTTTCGGAAAAGAAAGATTCGGTAAGTCAAAAAGCGAATAAGCGTCTGTGGGGCGCATACTAATAGCATTAGTAAAAACTGTTCTGGCCGTAGTCATCGCCGCCGGGACCGTAATCGCGTCCTTCTACTTCGCCTATTTGCTTCTCATCCTGATTGTTATGGGATTAGTCGGGGCAATTGCCTGGCACTATTTCATGAGGGAGGAGAGCATTGACTGGTTTGAGTATGAAGATTGATTTAGTCTTTAAAATTAG